CTAGTAGCTTGCAAGGAATGGTTCTCATATCCTTATCGACTGACACGATAATAGGATTGTCATACCTACCATTAGTTGCAAGTAACCCAAGTACGTCATCACCCTCAAGGTTTGGATAAGTAATACATTCATATCTTTCTTTTACTTTGTTGATTGTATTTTTAAGAGCCAAAGGTTTTAACTTTCCTATCCTATTAATTTTGTAGTCAGGAAATATCTCATGTCTAAATGTAGGGTAAGAAGTAAAGCACATAATAATATCGTGCTTGCTCTCTGCAATAGTTCTATAAACATCAAGTCTATTCTCTATCAAGTTAAGGCAGTCTCTTACATCACTATGTAATGTATGCTCCCATTCACTCCATTGTGTATCTTCCTGACAAGCACAGCAGCTAGAGAATATCAACCAATCAGCATCAATAAGTAGTGTCATAATTAATCTCCAAAGGTGTCTTCATAAACAACTAACCGACCTGTATTCTGGTCGTACAGTAACCTATCTACTTCTCCCGTCATACCAGTATGTCTTGACTTAAGTATCTTTAGTTGTAGTCTTGATCTTTCGTATGCTTCTCCTACTTGGTTTCGTGAAGCACCAAGAACAATGTCACTTAACTGAACAAGACTATGAGATCCTCGTAGATCAGAAACAGATATGTCTCTACCTTCCTCATGTCCTTGGCCTTGTGGTCTGCGTAGATGGCTGACTACTATCAAAGCTATATTTGTAGATTCACATAAGCTTCTAAGCTTTGTCATGGTTACATCTATAGCTCTTCGTTCATTGTCTAGTTCAAGACCAGACATGACTATGGATATGTGATCCAGTATTACTACCTTTACTTTATCTACTGTTGCCAGATACCTTATCTGTTCAAGCAATACATCAGGGTCAAGACTACCAAAGTGGTTATATAAAAATAAATTTCTTGTAGATGTCAACTTATCAAATGC